CTCCGTCCACGTCCTTCTCCTTGAGGTTCAGTAGCTCACCACGGCGCATCCCTGTGTCCAAGAGGACCGTAATGAACCTTGCGATCTCGTGCTCTCCCCAGGATTCCAGAAGGGTCAGCATGGTCTCCTCTTCCTTCTCAGAGATCCAACGGACCCTCGAGTTGTCCTCGGACTTCCAGGTGACCTTGGGCATCTTGTTGATCCAGTCGCGGTCCATGGCGTACTTCAGAACCGAGTGGACGTTGGTCAACTTGCGGTTGATCGTGCTGTCCTTCAGAACACCTTCCATGGAATCGACGAAGGCATCGATATGGATCGTCTTGACATCTTTGAGCGGAAGGTCACCGACACAGGCGATGAAAGCCTCCACATTCGTGATGGCCGTGCTGCAGTAAGCCTTACCGAGCCACAGGGGCTTCTTGGCGATCTGCAGGAGTTCCTTGAGGGTCGTAGGGGCTTTCATGCTGGTCTCCCGTTCGGTGGTGCGTTGGTATAGGTAGGATAATAATGCGTTATGTAGGTTTGTGCAAGTATTGTGACGAAAAAACCCCCACCTTGTGAGGGTAGGGGTAATACTTACTTCTTGTTAGTGGCTAGGATTGCGCGTTCCGCCCATCGCACCGCCTTGGTGAATGACTTCAGGTCGCACGGACAGTAGGGGTTGCTCGTGCTGAACGTGTTATGCCATCCGTCTGCGATTCGCCAGTCAGGCAGTGCCGCATCCTTTTCGGCGTCCGCACGCTCAGGCGTAGGGGCTGCGCTTTTAAGACAAGCAAAGCATCCGTTTCCACCGCAATGAGCGCACGTGGTATCAAAAGTGCCGTCATAGTTGAGCGTTGTTCTCGGCCCCACCGGCTGCGCACGCTCAGGCGTAGGGGCTGCGTAGAGAGGCACATTGCAGCGTTCACCGGGCTTCACAAATAGGTCGGCAGCACGCCCGCCGTTGCGTTTCAAGAGCGCAAGGTCCATATCGCTCACGTAGCACACTGGCTGTTGCTTGGCCGAAAGAGTGTCAAGGATGGTACGAACGCCTTCGATAATTCGCACGCCATTCAGATTCGGCACGCCGTCAATTCGCAATGGAAAACCGAGTGCGCGGCGTTCAAACTCTTCTAGAATCCGGTCATCGAGATCGACCAAATACGCCACCGGCTGCGCCTCACGCGGTGCGCACTCGGCTTGCGGGGTCTTCGTGCCAAAGATCCTCGCGTATCCCTCGTCATACTCCTTCGAGGGACCTCGGGTTCTCAGGGTATCCCTGGTGATGTCGTTCTTACTCATAGTAACCCGGGTTCTCCCTGTGATGATTACGCCAACCTCGACGGCTCGCTTCTAGGCGCTCGTAGTCCTTGAAGTACTTTCGAACGTCCGAGAGGTACTCGCGGTTGTCCTTGAAGACCTCCTTGAGGGTGGCCCACAGGCCCTGCAGGACCAGCATAATGAATCCTACAGGAGTCAGGAGGATAGCGAGGAAGGTGAAGACGTACTTCAGATACTTGTCCTTTGGCTTACTGATAGGGGTGATCTTCATTCTTGATCCAGTTGAATTGGGTTGCGAAGACTGGTAACCCACCAGCCCTCGGAATTCTTTGCCATCCCTTTGGTCACCATCTCGGAGACCTTCAGGCACCTACGGGGATCATGAGGGACCCCATACTCACCCACGCGGTGCTTCTGGAAGGCTGCGGTACTGTTGAAGTACTCGTGGCACTGAGGGCATTGGTTGTGGTCGCCTCGGAGTTTCATTTCACCTCGCTCCCGTAGCAGATGCGCTTACACATCGGGCATTCGACCCTCAGCGATGGCTCATCCCGCTGATCAAGTGCAGGCTGGTACACGCCCTCACTCCGCAGGCACTCGAAGAGCGTCCGGCAACTCACGCAGCGGACGCGCCACACGCGCTCTTCCGGGAGTGTTCCGCGTTCGATGATCTTCATGCGTCCCCCAGATAAAGAGTCCCAGGGACACCCTCGGTGCCCATGATGTACTCGACGTTCCCCTCGTAAGGGTGCAGGTTCATGTCGCGCCACTCGGTCCCGTCGTAGTAGTAGCTACCGGAGTATTGGCACGCCACGTTCACCTCGGTGTCCTCGGGGAGAGTCTCGAGGTATGCCTTGAGTTCCTTTACGGTGGTCAATGTAGCTCCTCGTCCCCGTTGACTTCACGGTAGAGATCCATGGCGTAACTGTAGCCATCCCAGTTGTCGACACCAGCCATACGGAGACACTCAAGGAACAGTGCGTTCTCTTTGAGTTCTTCCAGGGTCTCCACCTCAACCAGCAGGTGTGTCTTGATTTCGTTGTCTTTCATTAGCAGCCTGCAAAGTTAGGGATGATGTTCCCTTGGTTATGGTGATCACACGCCATCTGCCAGTAGTCGACATAGGTAGGCGAGGGGACACAGAACCAGAAGGGAAGGGACCACCATAGGTAGGCGGTCTGGAACATTAGCGGTCGTCGCCGGACCCTGAGATGACTCCTCGGGCACTACGACTCTGCAGCTTCTCAATGTTTCCCTCAGCGATGGAACCCAGGCTCAGACCGAAGTCCGCAGCGATAGCAGCAACGAACCACAGGATGTCACCAAGTTCCTTCTTGATTACCTTGGGATCCAGCGGGTAATCGTCGCGGATACTCTTCGCGATGTAGCCACACACTTCGCCCACTTCAGCAGGGAGGCCCAAGAGGGCGTATTCCGTGGTTGCCGAAGGAAGGCGGAACGACATAGCGTCTTCCTGGTATAGATTGAATCCGTTCATTTCATCTCTCTCTTTACAAAGTGTTTGTCTTTGGGATTGCAGCACTGGGCCCCGAGGGGAATCACCCGGGAACACCACCAGCAGCGATAGGTCCTAGCCTTTGGATGAAGATTTGTATCGGTCATCGAGGTCAGGACGGTTCTTGATCATCCAGCTTGCGAACATCAGGCAGCAGGACGCGTGATACAGATGGCCCTTGCCAGACTCAGGGTCCAGGTCCTCACCGTCATTGAAGGCTGCTTGGTGACGTGCTGCAGCATCCATCAGGCGGGACACAGAGATACCCTTGCGCCAGTTGTTGGCTGCGTACTTCTTCTCACCGAACGTAAGGACCTCAGCGACCCCGAGGAGCCACGAGGTATCCAAGAGGGACATACGGGCCTTGCCTTGGTCGTGCTTGGTTCCTTCGATGACAACCGGGTCCGCTTTGTACGGGAGGTTGCGGATGTCCTTGAACTTCTGCATGTCTTCCTCAGGGTTGATGAACCCGGGATACATGGGGTACGGTGGGCCAGGGTGCCCCAGTGCAGGGCCACCTTGGAGATTTAGGGAGTCCATAGTTTTACCTCTTGTTTCTCTTCGTCCCAGTTCTCGACACGAAGGATGTAAGCCATGCGGGCATTCATAATGGCGTCCTCTTCAGTGAGACCAGCCTTGAGGTACGCTTGGCGCACGGTTTCCCATTTGTACCCATTCTTTTCCAAGAGCTTCGTAGCGCCTACAGGCCCCATCCCCGGACATCCTGCAAAGCCGTCAACCGAGTCGCCCATCAAGGCCTGCTTGAGGAACTGGCGGTTGCCGTCTTCTTCGGTCGAGGTGACCCACTTACCGCTAAGGTCAGGCGATAGGTGCCACATACGGCCTGCAATGGTCTTGAGGTCCTTGTCGAGAGTGACGATGACAGTCTTGCCCGGGAACTTTGTAGCCAAGATGCCGAGGCAGTCGTCAGCTTCAATCCCGGGTTTCTCGAAGGACGGATAGGTAGCCTGCGCCCACTCTTTAAGGGCACCGTAGCCCACGGGCTTGCGGGACTTACGGTTGCTCTTGTAGTTAGGGTTCAGGACCTTGCGGAAGTTGGTGCGGGAGGAGAAACACAGTTTGAAGTCTTCGTAGCCCGTGTCATCTTGGAACTTCTTCAGGTACTTCTTGAAGAGTTCCTTGGCTTCTCCGAGGTCCGTATAGACCGACCAAACGTCATCCTCCCACTCGATCTCCTGCTCGCATACCGTAGTCGCACGATACGCAGGGATGTCGGCGTCAATCAGGAGGAGCATTAGGCTTCCTCGATCTTCAGGACAGCCTTGTACGACCCATGGCTCACCACTTCGATGATCTCGACTTCCTGACCATCCTGAGCGAACGCCTTCCAAGCAGCCAGAGCTTCCTCGAAGGTATCGTAGGGATCCGTGGAAATCGCTGCGTCACTACGGCGGAAGAAACGGAATTCCTTGGGTACCGGGGTTGCCTCTACGTGCTTGAGACGGAACTCATAGACTCCGATGGAGTGGTCAGCGCCATCAAGCTTCACGTAGGCCAGGGTGTGTTCCGGGTCAAACCTAAAGGGATCACGCTCCGTGATGACACCTTGGCTCCCAATCCACGCCTTGTCGCTGTAGTTCTCAACGAACTCAACGCGATCCCCAACTTGAAACTCAGTGTTGTTGCTCATCTTCAAACTCCTGTTCATCAGCCCCGAGGGCATCATTGATTTGTCGTGTGCCATCTTCAAGGGCGAAGATCAGCGTCAGTGCTTCTTGTTCTTGCTCGAGGTCATACGGATCGACGGTCTCTGCGGTCACCTTGAACAGGGCCTCCAGCTTCACCTCAAACTCGTACTCCACGTCATCCACATCCACGCTCATGTAGAGCACGTCCCCATAGAGGTACGGGGTTACGGATACATCGGGTGCCTTAGGTTTCCTAGCCATTCAGTACCGCCAAGCCTTCTCGTGTGATAAGCCATTGGACTCCAAAGGTCCCTTGGGTTACCTCGGTTGTAATTAGGCCCAACGAAGCCGCCGCAGCTACCTCGTGAGCATGTTGTCGAGCAAAGTTGCCCTTGACGAACGGAGGGTCCGTCCAAGCTTTCATGAGTACCTCTTCAACCATCAGTGATGCTCCTACCAATGGCCTCGGGAATCTGAGGAACTACGGAGTTTCCAAGTTGCTTAACTTGGTCCATCCCTCCGGGTAGCCCATCAGCCATTCGTACATCTCCGGAGAAACCGTCCCTCCAGTGCCTCCCGCCATCGCGGCTAATCGCCTGCAGCCGGGGTGCTTCATCATTGAAGGGGCTAACTGATTCCCCTTGGTCGTGGGGGTAGGCAAGGATCCATACTCGGTCCCTTCGGTGAGGGGCGCCAAGGTAGGAAGCTGGAATACAGTGCCATTCCGCGTCATACCCGATCTCATGGAGGCCCCTGAGAACTTCGTCCAGTCCTCTAGAGCGAAGGTCACTAACGTTCTCGATGACCGCGTAGTCGGGCTTGACTTCTTTGATGATCCTGTGGAACTCATACCAGAGACCACTTCGGCTCCCTGAGAGACCTTCGCGATTCCCTGCTGACGAGATGTCTTGACAGGGGAAACCCCCGCAGACAATGTTGATACCTGTGATTCCATCCCTCTCCAAGCGCTCCTTAGTTATCTCTCGGACATCCGTATAGATCGGGGTAGATGGCCAGTGTTTCTGTAGGACCCTCCGCGCCTTCTCATCAATCTCAACGAACGCTACTGTTTCCATTCCGGCTCTCTCAAGGCCGAGGGAGAAGCCCCCAATACCGCTGAACAGGTCTAGTACTTTCATCAGTGACAAGTTGCCCATGAGTCTCCGATCTTGTATTCAGCACCGACCGGACACTTGAAGTCGAAGTGCTCACCTGTTCGGACGGCACACTCGGTCGTCATCACGCCGAAGGCTTCCTCGAGACCATCACGGACTGCCCATTGCAACTCGTCATGGATGAAGCCGAGGAGAACGAAGTCACCGTCCCACCCATACTTCAGGCCAGCAGCTTCAGCCGCCAGGAAACACTCGAGTAACCAACGCTTCGCAATGACAGCACCTGCACCCTGCAGGAGAGTGTTGAGGGCAGCATGCTTGTGGCGCACGGGGACCCTGCGACCATCGAGACCAGTGAGGTAACCTCGGGATGCCCGTTCGTCCACCTTCTCCTTGAGTTTCCCCAGTGCAGGGAGCTTCTCTAGGAACGATTGCTTAAGTTGCTTGCCCCGCTTTGCACCAGCACCCACGATGGAGCCGATCTTCGCGTCACCAGCACCATAGAGCCACCCATAAATAAACGTCTTCGCGTTATCACGAGTAGGGAGACCAGCGGCCTGTTGATTTACGGTGTGGATGTCTCCGTTGAGGATGACTCGTCCGTACTCTCCGTCGTCCCAGTGAGCCATGTAGTGCGCAAGGCAACGCAGTTCGATCCCGGATAGATCCACTCCCACTTGCTTGAATCCAGGGCGCACACCGTAAAGCGCTCGGCACTCTTTGCCCCACAAAGCGGACACAGAAGGTACTTGGGCAATGTTGGGCCACGAGTGAGTGCAGCGGCCTGTAACTGCACCGTTTGTATTGATGGAGTGATGGATATGGCCTTTGTGCTCAAGTTTGAGCCAAGCCTTGTCACCTTCCGCAAGCTGCCCAATTCGTTTCTCCAAAAGGAAGTACTGAGCGAGGACCTGAGCCTCGGGATAATCCAGCTTCTCAAGGACCGTTTCGTCAACCTGAGGTTTCCCTGCGGGTGTAAAGGCCGTGGGAACCCATCCGTACTTCACCTTCAGACGATGGGCGATCTGGTCACGACTGCCGGGATTGAACTCGGTGATCTTGTCCTTAAGTCGCTTACCAGTCTTCAGGGAGAACCGTTCTTCCACGAGGGGCGGGAAGGTTTCCATCATCAACTGACGGATAGCATCACGCTCTACAGCAAGGGTCGCGTACAGCTTGGCAGCAGCCTGGACATCGAAGGGCCAGCCGCTACGCTCCATCATCGAGCAGTACCAGCGGACAGCGTGCTCCAGGTCCACAGCTTCCTGAGAGTACTCAATGGTCTCCAAATGCTTGTACAGGGCCTCAGTGACTTCAACGTCGAGGTCACAGTAGTCACCCATAGACTCGGAGTACTCGAGCCACTCAAGGCCCTCAGGGTAGCTCTGCTTTCCCCAAGTGGTGATCCATGCAGACTGGTCGAGCTTCTCGATGGCCTTGGGCGTCAGGGAGCACAGGTGTTCCTCAAGAGCCTCCCCGACATTCATCTCGATCCAGCGTTCCTTGAAGTCAGTGGCGTACTCACCTTTCTGGAGTCCCAAGCGATACCCCCAAGCCTCTAGCTTATGGGAACCCACAAGGGAACTCGGGAGAACCTTGGCCTTCACATGGCCCCCATCGCGGGTGCTCAGGTCAGGGAAGAACAGGCGGGACTTGACCAACGTGTCGACAACCTTCGTGCGATCCACGGTGAACCTTGGGTACAACTTCTGGATCACAGGGATGTCATACGAGATGATGTTGTGACCAGCAAGGATCCCTTGGTCCGCCATCTCTTGAAGATAGTACACACCAAGGTGTACGTTCTCAGGCCCATAGCGGAAGCATTCCCCTGTCTCGAGGTCTTTCACGGAGATGCAATGGATTTTCGTTACGTCTTGCAGGAGTCCATTGGTCTCCAAATCGAACAGGGTAGTCCGCATACAGTTCCTTTATTTACCCCACTGAGAGGCGATAGCGTTTGCGATTCCCGCGAATGTCCGGGAGCGTTCCTTCCAGCGATCAGGGCCTGGAGGCATCATGTGAACCCGAGCCTCGCGGCCTTCCACAATGTTCGTAGGGACCAACTTCGGAAGACCCTTGAGCCACAGGCAGGTAGCCTTGGTTTCCCCATGCCCGAACATCCACGGCTGGATCACCTGGTCAGGCTTACGGATACGGCTGGAGATGATGCTGATGGGGTTCTCAATGGCGATCTTGGGGACCGGAGCATCCATGAGGTACTGAACGAACTCGAGGCCTTCCTCTTGGTCCTTGCGACGATTTGGGTAGCTAGGGTGGGGTCTTCGTTCAGAGGTCGGAAGGTGTTTGTCTTCCGGGTGATACAGCCAGCGAACGCCAGCTACAGTCAGGTAGGTGCAGGGCGGGTGAGCGACCATGAGGTCCCATCCATCATTGATAATGTCTTTGACATCCCCTTGATAGTGAGGGCCTTCGACCTCGGTAGGCAGAAGGTCACAACTCATGGCTTCGTGGCCTAAGGCCCTAAAAGCATCCCGCACTGCGCCGCTATACTCACAAGCGACCAGCACGCGCATACAGTTCCTTTATTTTTTAGGGTCCCAAAGGTGACGACCGATGTCGAACACCAGCCGTTTATGCATGTCCTCCATTACGGAAGCTGCGTGTCGTGCGTCCATAACGTCCATATCGTTCACGAAGTACTTGATGGATGTTTCCCCGAACTCCTGTACATTCGAGCGGGCATAGACGTGCATCCTGTAGTTCTCCCGCGCCATGTGGCAGGAAGCGGCAAGTTGAAGGGTGTGATGGGCGGGATGGATGAAGAGGGTGTCGGGAGCTTCGGTGAGTGAGTACGAAGGAGAGGCGTTCATCTGCCTCATGTATGTCACTTCAGCGTTCAGTCTCTTGTACTGCGTCTCCAACCAAGCTTCCCGAGGGGAGACGTCATACGGATTAGCCATAAGGCTCCTTACTTGATGTCAGGGTCTTCGAGGTATTCGTCGACGTTGAAGGCCTTGTCCAGCAGGTCAGCGTAGTAATGGATGAGGCCCACGAAGGCCGCCACGATCCCGAGGCACCCAAGCAGGATGGCGATGAGTTGAAGGAGATCCATTACAGCCCCTTAGGTTGATCGTCGTTTTCCAGCAGCACCTTGAAGTTCTGCTTCGAGGCCGTGTGGTACACGATGATTCCCTCGGGTTTCATGAAGCCGGGGACAGCCTTCGAGCCGAGTACCTTGAGACTGAGCAGGGCGTCATCGACATCTGCCATGGAGCCTTGTAGGAGCACAGGAACCGTTTCGACGCACGCAGGGGTGTTCGGGTTGTGTGCCCCCCAACGAGCCGTGTTGAACAGGGCAAAGCGCTTGTGATCGAGGCCGTAGGTGCTTTGGATACCAGCGCCGTACCATTCACCGAAGTGCTGGCCTTCGCCGAGCTTGAAGAGTTCTTCTTGGTTCTCGAAGCACCACTGTGCGAAGCCGAAGTTGTCCGTCTGCTTGCCGTTGGCGTTCGGGGTGATCCAGCGATTGCGGGAACCGACGCGCAGCGTCAGACAGCCTTGCGCTATCTCCAGCGGCTGCAGTGCGGTCACGTCCGAGGAACCGAAGTCTTCGATGGTTGTCTTGGTGATAACGATCTGTGCGTTCGTGCCGTCGATCTTCTCGGTGATGACGATGTCGCGCTTCAGTCGCGGGGTCTTGGGGTATGCAATGAATTCCATGTGATTCCTTAGGTAGGGTCCGCGAGGTCTTCGAAGCGAGCCTTAAGGATGATGTACAGCGTGTGCTGCGCGAGACGATCAAGGACCACCATGTCCTCATCGTTCTCGAAGCTACGGGAGCCAAGGTTGTCCTGCATGATGCAGAGGGCGGCCGGGTTGAAGAAGCTCTTCTCGATCTTCGTCTGTGCGGTACCGTTCGCAGTTACCGAATGGAACTCAGCCAACAGGTACTGGTTCTCTTCCCCGATGAAGTCCGCAATATCGTGTTCGTTAATCATTTCTCTCTCTTTTAAAAGGTGTAAGCCTCAGGGTCAGCCGCAGGCGTGAAGTCACTTTGCTTGTCATAGAGACGACCAGTGATCCGGTCGTACCCAAGGCGAATCAGGGCGCCGGTAGCTTGGCCCGTATAGCGGTCCTTCAGTACTCGAAGGGTTGTCGTGCTGCGTTCCTCTTCATCCTCAGCCTGTTGATTTCGCTCGAGTCCGAACATAAAGAAGCTCCAGAAGCCGATTGCTCGTGCTCCCTTGAAATGCTTGATGGACACATGGCCACCTTCTTCATGGCTCTTGCCCTCAGGTGTACTAAGGTGCGAGATGAAATGAATGATGACTCGTAGCTCCTGAGCCAGCCCTGCCATCTCCTTCATGATCTGCTCGAGACTGCCACGCTCATCTGCGGTGTCTGCCATGGCTGTCAAGTGATCCACATAGAAGATGCGGACTTCCTCGGCGTGTGCCATGTATCGGATCTTGGCTGCCACAACATCCCATGCGGTCTCCCCAAAGCTATCGTATAAGAACACCTTGCCCTCGAGTTCCTTAACGGCCCCGAGGCGCTCCTCACGGGTCCAATTGGCATCGGGAACATGGAACCTCTTACCCTTCACCTTGCCAGCTACGCGTGCTGCGGTTTCCTTAGGCTGTTGCTCCAAGAAGATCAGTCCGACCTTCTGGTTCAACTCGGTCACATCGAAAGCAATCTGCTGTGTGAAGACATCTGTCTTTCCAATGCCAGTACCAGCACCCCAACCGTAGACCTCACCCCAACGGCGACCATGGGTCAACTCGGTCAACTTAGGGAGGAACCACGGGAGACCTTTCTCGATCTCACGGTCCAGTTCATCGTAAAGGTCAGAGATACCTACGATCCCATCGGGCCTATACGCCTTCGCGTTCCATATGGCCTGGATGACCTCTTGGCCCTTGTTGGCCTTAAGGCACTCATTGGGGTCCTTCAGGGGAAGGGAGGCGATCTTAGCCTTGCCCGGGGGGAACAGTTCTGCCACCGCTTTCGCTGCTTCCCGCCCGGGTCCGTCCATGTCGAACATGATGACGATCTCTTCGAACTTCTCGAAGAACTCCATCTGCCTCGCCATGTCCTTCTTGGCACTCTTGGCACCGTTAGGAACGGACACCACTGGCCACTTGCCACCCTGTAGCTGTGATACGGTCAAGCAGTCGATCTCGCCTTCGGTGACGACGATCTTCTTACCTTTGTCCCACAGGTTCTGACCGAACATAGGGGGCTTCGCCGCTTCGCCAATGAAGGAGAACTCCTTGTTGGCATCACGGACCTTACAGGCCACCACTTCGCCGTCTTTGATGTACGGGTACATGTGGACCTTCTTACCTGCGTACTGGCCGATACGAACACCGAATTGGCGGCAGGTTTCCTCACTGATCAGACGCGGAGGGATGCCTTGAACTTCGGCATTGGAGTACTCGTCCAGATTTGCAGCCACTTTCTTTCTTCCTCTTGTAGGTACAGTTCCATCCCCGCGTTCATAGTGACCGCACGAGTAACAGGTCGTATGGCCATCTGAGTACAGGGCATTTGCATCGCTAGATCCGCACTCGTCGCACGGTCCCTTGCGAATCAGTGAGGACTCTTCGCGTTCCATCTCAATCCATCTCGATCATTTCGATTTCACGGGGATACACGTAGCCACGGATCCCATCGGAACCCTCTACTTCGTAGAAGGTCCCAAGGAGTCCCTCGATGTACCCGAGGACTTCCACGGTTGCCCCAAGGGACCACGCGGGACCATCGACCTCACTGAAGTCGACCAGCAGTTTTGCTTTGCGCATTTCAGTTATCCAGAAGTGCAGCCATTGATTCAGGGAAAGCCCAACGAAGCCGTTCATCCAGTTGTTCAGCAACCAGACGGCACTCGTACTGAGCATGGGGATCGAGACGTTGCTTGCAGACACGAGCGAAGGCCATGAGGGAACCCGACCAGATCCATTCGGTCATCGTGTTCAGCGGGAGAACCATTCGGGCCATCTCGGGAGCTACACCGTTATCGAGGAGCCACTGGTAGTAGCCAAGAGCGTCCTCGGTCATTCTCTTCAGGCTCCACGCGAGGTGGTTACTGTGCCCGAGTACTTCGCCGCTACCTTGCTTGACGTTCGCCGCACGCCCTCGGAGTTCCTTGGGAATATAGAACTCAGGCTCACTGTCCACGTATCGTCGGGAAACCTCATTCCAACTAAGGCCAACCTGATGCTTCACCAGTTGCCTCGCCACGAAGAGTGGTGCCTTGATCCGAAAGGTTGCAAAGCAGTGAGCGAAGGGTGACCAGTGGTCATGGGTCGCAAGGTAGTTGATGAGCCCAACGTCCTTGCCACTCAACTCTTCACTCTTCTTGTCGAAGGACACTCGGGCCACATTGGCGACAGTCAAGTCCGAGCCCATGGAAATCAGAAGTTCGACCTTGATGTCTGCGGTCTTCATGTTTCTCTCTCTCTCTTTGTGTTTAGAACGTGACGCCAGCGCTCTCTAGCCGGTCATCAATATGGAGAAGGACTTCTTTCTGCATCTCCCCAGGAGCACTAAGAGCCCCATACACAGCCCTAAGGAGCCCACAACGTAGGTACGCAGCTTGCTCGAGACTCATCGTGATCTTCACGTTCCCGTTCTTCGTGTGCTTTACCTTGACGATCATTTAGAGGATCTCCGGGGAACCCAGGGTGTACCGGGTGTAGTACTGACCAGTGACCGGGTGCTTCTTCCAGTGGGATTCAATGTTGAACCCTGCGTCCCGAAGGTCCGTGATACGACGTGTCAAGGACTGGATGCTATGGTCGATGATTGCTTCGCGTTGACTGATGGAACCAGCCTTGCGAAGGTGCTTCAGGATTTGCTGAGTCTGTGTCATTTGTTTCTCTCTTTTAACCAAGCCTCAGGAACAACCTTGTCGGAATAAAGGAATCCGTGGCGTTCGCACCATGAGGCATAGGTAGACTTTGATCCCTTGTATAAGGGGCTTGAACTACGGGAGAATACGAAGCGGATGTCCTTCTCGGGATGGGCGGCTTTAACTGCCAGATGCTTGGTGCGGTCTGCAGAATCGAAAAGACCTTTGCCCTCCACAATGATCCCATTGCTTAAAATGAAATCAGGTTTGTAGGAGTGCGGGATTACGTACTCAAGTTTCTGAGTTTCATACTCGTATGCCATACCCGCTTCATCCAACTGCGCAGCAATCTTCTCTTCAAGACCACTACGCAGCTTTTGCTTCACCTTAAGCCCATGGTTCTTCTTAGTGACCCATGAGCGCTTCATCAGAAGTTCACGTCTTCGTCAGCTTCTTCTTCTTCCTCGTCCCGCTCTTCGGCCTTGGGAGCCTTACGGTTACTCGACGGTTCCGCAACGTAGCCATCATCGTCTTCGTCATCCGTGCCCCAGTCAGCACTCGACTCGACCAACTTGACCAGACGGACTTCGTTCAGGTATGCACAGACGCCACCGCCGAAGCCTTCATAGGTATCAAAGGATCCTTTGACCTGAATGGTCGAGCCACCACCGATACGAATCTCTTCGTAGATACGGTTGCCCTTGGAATCCATGACCTTCGGTTGCTTCTTCGACTTGAACGTGAAGGTGTACGAGCCATCCTCGTTGACCTTGTAGGGACTGCCCTTGGAAGTCTTGGCCTTCTTACCAAGTTCCAGACGTTCTTCCTCGATCTGGTCGAGCAGGGGCTTTGCGGCCTCTTCAGACAGCGTGATGCTGGTCTTGTACTTGCCTTCAGGATCGAACTTGGTGTCCGCAGTGAACAGGTTGCTGTAGCCCGAGGGGCCTTTGGGTGTTGTGAAAAATGCCATGTGTCTCAGTCTTCAAAGTAAGGGTCAAACAGGGGGGAATGGCCTTCATACGCGTTCATGTCGTATCCATGGGCCATGAGGGTTACTGCTTCATCGAGTGGCATGTAGCCCTCGTCGTACTGCTCATCGAGCGAATCGAAATCCATACGGGGTCCTAGAACGGGAAAAGGCCCCGTAGGGCCTCAATGTTGTGCTGTGGTGTGTTGTGCAGGGATTATGCGAAAGCGTATTGGGACTCGAGGATGCTGTTGAGGTCCAAGGTGCCACGCGGGGGAACCATAAGCTTGTCTAACTCCTTGATGAGCTTGGCGATCTTCTTCGCGCCTTCTTCATCCTGGGTGGCCTCGCCGGTGACGATAAGGTCAGCACGGGCCGTCAGCAGAATGTCTTCCAGGGGGTCACGTCCTTCGTACATGTCGACCAAGCTTTTACGCACGATCATCGAGAACGAGTCCATCTGGTTCGGCAAGGCTGCAAACGAGTCATGGATCAATAAGAAGCTATGGATCCCTTCGGCCTTCGAGTTCTGCACGACCAGTTGAAGGTGCGCTGCGTCGAATGAGTGGATGAAGTTCGGGCTGATCGAGGTACGTTGCTTGTGGGCGTTCAACTCCTTGGAGAACCCAGTCTGAACCTTGGGCTTGTAGGCCGTAGGTGCATTCAAGGCCTTGTTCCACAGCAGGGTCTTGATCTGTTGGAAGGTCGGCTTGTAGTAAGCGTTGAGCACCGGGAAACCCATCGGCGTAGTCCAGCGAACCGGAAGGTTAGCCTTCGCCAGAACACCAGCGATTGCCTTCAGGAGTTCCATGACCAGCGGGGCACCCTTAACGGTCTGCTTGATGCCAGTCATGTTGTGGTTCGCCAGATAGCGGGCTACCTCCATCATCTCAAGCCAGTTGTCCTTGGTGACCCCAAAGTGTGCCCGGCTTTCGTCATCGATAGCCATGATGTCTTCGTATAACTGGTCAGCGAAGCCAGAGACTTCCGAACCGTAGCCGTAGGTCATCACGTTACGCTTGGTCACCTTACGGTCGATGCCGTAGGAGTGCCACAGTTGCGCAAAGCCTCGGATCTTCTCGTCCTCGTTATTCAGGTCAGCTTCGACCAAGGGACCAGAGATAGCAGCGACAGCCGCATAGACATCCTGCGGGAGTTCCGAGGGCATAAGGTTGACCAGAGCACCACCATCAGCATCCCGCATGATTGCCGAGAAGTGTTGGATACCCGAGCAGCTACCATCGATAGCGATAGGCAGGTGGCAGCGATAGCCCGTAGGATCCTTCAGATAGCCCGCCAAGGCTACGCAAGCAGCGAGGAAGCAGAACGGGGAGTCCGCCATCTTCCAAACGTCCATAGAGGCGATAGGGTCCTTTGCTACGGACTTGATCATCTCAATGTTCTCTTGGGTCCACTGGACACGAGCCTCGAAGGGCATCTTGTCGAGAGCACGACCATCGATCTTGATAGCGAAAGTCGTCGCCACGTTCCACATCAGCCACGTAACGCCACGCTGTGTCAGGACCTCACCATCTGCAAATTCAAACAGACCCTTGCAGTAGTCAGCACGTTGATGGTTGAAGCCGGGTTTTGCATACACACGGCTGCGCCAGTCCAGAACGTGGGGCTGAAAGAAGCGTTCCACATCAGCGAGGAGCTTGGCTTCCTCAAGGTCCCTAGACACCACCGCATGCTTCGCGTTGGAAATCTTGTTGTCCTTGCGGATACCCCACTTCACCTTGTCTTCAGCATCCTTCGGGACTGCCTTGCGGGGACCCGGGAGCTTGCCCACAGGGATACGCATATCGTGGCAGAACGTCAGGGCCTCGAGGACCGTGCGGTTGATCCGCAGGGGAACCTCTTGGATCCCATTGAGAGCACCAACGAACGGAGCGTTCCCTTCGATGGCTGCAGAGATCAGCTTCTTGGTCATCGGATTGAACGTGTTAGCAATCTTCACGGTCTTGGCAACACGCACATCATTGTATGCACCAGTGTCGAAGGCAACCCAAGGGTTCGG